CACCACCGCCACCAACAACTAATACATCAACAGATGTTGTTAATGCAGGCACACTATAAGTTGCTGGTCCTACAGTTGTAAATGATTGTCTAGGTGCAGTAGGCCCAGGAAATGGATTAGGACCATCTAAGTTAGAATAGAAATCTGAACTTGAGTCATAAAGTGCATTAGTATTTTCACCTGTATCAATACCACTCTCGTCATTAAATTCATCAACAACTCCGTCAACTAAATTAAATCTAGTCAGGCCTTCATTTACAGCCATTTTAAATCCAAGTAAACCAATATTAAATGCATTTGAACCTACAACACTTAAATCTACTTCAGTAAAACCACTAACACCACCAAAGGCTTGATTAGCATTTCCTGGTAAATTTAATTTAGTTCTACCAATGGCTGCAGATGGACTTATATCTGCATTTATTATTGAGTTGTCTATTATTTTTGATGATGTAACAACATTATTTTCTAAAGACGAATTTGGAGTTTGAGTTCCAGGCGTGAACATTTGTGGATTTACTTTTGTAGTACTCATTAGTCATTCTTCTTTAACATTCTTTGTAATTCAGCAGTAGAACCTACAAACAACGCATTAGTTACATTTTTTGGACCTTTGTCAGGTACTTCTTTTAATTTCTGCATCTTTAGATGTAAATCACCAAGTTTCTCTGTGACATCTGCAACATTTTTTATGAGTTGTCCAGCAACCTCATATGTTCTTGGATGTTCACTTTCTCTAGCTAAATCTAATATACCATCTATTGCATCTTGTCCTCTTTCAACTAACTGATAAAAATTTTGTCTTTGGTATTCAAAATCATTTTCGTTAGTTTCTTTTTTTTGTTCCACAACAGTTGTTTTTTCTTTTACAGTTTTATATTCTACAGCTGGTATCGTTGTTGCACCCAATAATTCTTGGTCTAATTTTTGTGTCATTTTACTCATATTACCCCTTAGGATATTTTTCTTTTACTGCTTTACAGGCTGCGATATAAGAGTCAATTTGTTCCTTATCATCTTTAACAACACCATCTAAATAATCGGTGAAAGGTGGATATTCTAATTCTCGTTTTTCTGAATAAGACATTGCAGAAAAAACTTCTTCATCTTTTTTTGCTATAATTTCTTCTGATTCTTTTTTTGTGATTTGTGTCAGACCATCTTTGATATAACTATCTTGAGAACCATCTTCTTCAAACGCATAAATCTTATCATTTTTATCTTTAAAATATTTCATTATTTTAACTCCCACCATTCTGAAACAGAACCATACATATAATATTCATAAGTTGACCCTGCTGGCACTACAACTGAAATACACGGCCCACAACTACTACTACTAAAACGAGCATAATTGTTTGCAACATCAGCACCATCTATCTTAACTGAACAATACGCAACAGCTTGAATATTATGACTTGCTATTACAAAAATAGGACGGCCAGTTGAGTTTGTGTATTCAACATTTTTACTTCGGTTAGAAGTTTCTTCAGTCCAAGTCTGACCAACACCCAATGCAATATCCTCACCACCACCAGTACCCCCAATAGCAGTTGCATCTAGAACATCATTGTGTAGAACCTTTGACCCAGCATTAGAACTTGAACCATCCGTACCATCAAGTAAAAGATTATCACCAGCATCTGCTGCTGTATCTAATAATACAGTTGAAACACCTGTCACTTCACCAAACTCTATACCAGTATTGGCATCATTAATTTTTAAAACTAATCCTGCACTACCACCACTACGAGAAATCTTTGCAGGTGTAATAGCTTGGTCTTCTATTGCAGCTGAACCAAGTCCAGTAGATTTTATATCAGCTGTTTCTATTGTTCCATCTTTTATAGCTCTACTTAATATTGTTCTTATTGGCACGGTATTCTCCTACTCTTATTTATTCGTCACTATCCGTACTTGGGTTATAATCTTTTGCATCTGTAAAGAATGCAGTTGTTTCATTAAAACCAAAGTTATCATCAAACTCTGCCGTGACAGGGTCTGGTGTGACAGTATATCTTTGTTCTCTTTTAGGTGATTTATCTGGCATATCTGTAAACTGGTCAACTTGCACAGATTTGATAACAGATTGTGAAGTAACTGGTCCATACAAATAAAATTTTGCTGTAAAAGATAATGTATAGATGATTGCTCGTCTTGCTGTAAAATCACCTTCATAATTATCTTCGTAATCAATACCAGTTAATACAATAGGAACATCTCTTTTTTGTTCCATATCTAAATTATCTCTTACTGTAATCGTATATTCTGGTTGAAAGAAAGGTAATATTTGTTCTATAATTTGTAATGCATCATCACCACTTTTAGATATTACAAATAATTGTAAATCAACATTATAAGGTACAGGCATATATTGTGAATCTAATTTACTAGCACCTTTTGCACTTTTCTTTCTTATTTTTGTAACACGATTTAATTTTCTAGTTGTATCATATGATAATGTTTGTATTTCAAAAGCAATTCTAGGTAAAGTAATTGCAGTTGCTTTGTTCAAACTAGCATCTTCTCTAATTCGTGTGAGAAACTTTTGTTTAGGTCCATAAGCTAATGGAACTTTCATTGATTGTGTAATATTTCCAGAACTATTTTTTTTAACAACTTGAATGTTATTAAATATTGTTCCAAATGAAACAATTATTTTTCTGATTGTTTCGTGATAAAATTGTTGTCCTAACATTATGATTCCTTCCCAGCATCACCAAATGGATTTGACTCTGTAAAGTCAAGTATTGTGTTGTCTAGTCTATCAAACTCTTCGTTTTGTGCCTTCTCATCTATTGTATCAACACTAAAGTCTTCATTTATTACATAATGACTTTCTTCATTTAGTTCGGTTATTGTACCAGTAAATGCATTGTTTATACCAGTAATCACTTCGTCTTTTACAAACCTTCCAGTTATATATTCAAAGTGTATAGTGTTACTATTTATTTGTTTAATATATGCTTGTCCACCACCAGCTGATGTGATTACTTCATCTATTTCAAATAGACCTGTTTCATCTTTAACTGTAATATAGAAAATATCAGAACTTTCAAGCATCAATGATGTAGCACCAAATTGTGTTTCTGAAATTAAATTATCACCAGCATCAGAACCACCACCATCTGTTCTATCTAATAATAATAAATTACCATCTTCAAGTGCAATTTCTTCTGTGTATGTTCCACTCTGTTCTAATGTAAATTGATATGATAATAAATCTAAACTACTATCAGCTTCTATTTGGTCAATTGCTGTAACACCAGTATCAAGTGCCTCACTACCATATTCAAATAATCTACATTTTAATTTATAAACTGGATTGTTATCTAATTGAAAGAACGGCTCATCGTGGTCCACAAAACTAATTTCAAACATCTTACCAACGATAGGATGATATACCAAATCACCCTCTAATGGTCTATCTGCATCCGTAGATTCGTCTTCATTGACAAGATAAGCACTCTCAGAGATGGTTGTTCCATCTTCTAGTAATAATGCACCAAAGGTTTCACTAGTACCTGATTCTAGTATAACTTGTTTAGTAATATCTTGAAATCGTTCTTTACTTACAACAAAAGTTACTTCATCTTTTATATCTAAACCAAATTTAGATACTAATTCTTTTTCACCCTCTAGACCACCTTCTGCATTTTCAATATACATTTCTATAAGTTGTGATTCTGAAAATGTTGATGAATTGTCTTCACCAAACAAAGTATCTTCGTTGACAAAAGTTCTATTTACATAATAGACATCATGCCCGTGGATTTGTATTGCTTCTTTGACTAAATCTTTATAGAGATTTCTTTCAGCAGCTATTGATGTTTTATTGCTATCGTGGAAAAACTTGTTTACTGCCATAACTTATCCAATCATATAATTTACAGGTAATTCAAATCCAAGTTTTATTTCCTCTTCTAACTTATTAATCTCATCAAGTGCTTGTTGATATATAGTTTCACCATTCATAGTAACACCACCTAACATTTGAACACCATTAAACTTTGAAAGATTTGCACCCCATTGTTTTTTAATTAATGCAGTCGCATATCTTTTAAGATACATATCGTCATAAATGTCAGTATATGTGTCAGGATTTATTTTACGATAACATTCAATTAATAGAAAGTCACCATTGTTAAAATCTTTTTCCATATCTGTATGAATATATAAACGATTTTGATGTTCTTTAAAATCAATAGGCATCTCACCAGTTAATATATGGTCTAAAAAATCTAAATGCCTCATTGTCATTTCGTAATGTATAATTGATGTTGAACTAAAATCATATAAATCATTTAATCGTAATTGATAACGAACATCAAACAAATTTGTTGTGAGTTTATCTGTTAATGGAAAAACTTTGATTACAGAAAGAACTGAGTCTGGAATTGGTAAATAATTTTCTTGTTGAAGGAAATCTGCAGTGATAGAATTATCAACTTTATCTGTGGCAGTCACAGCAGCTTCGTTGGTTCTCATTCTTGCAATTTCTTCAGTTGTTAGTTGATGTTTAAGATATACTCTCTCTACACCATCATAATGATATTTTGCAAAATATTGTAAGGCCTCATCTACTCTATCATCAACTTGGTCATCAGATACATTGATATCAATGACACCTTTACCAAGTGACCTTAGACAATACTCTTTAAATGTTGCTTTTGAACTTGGAACTGCCATAATTAATCCTTTTATAACTATTTATAATAAAAATGGATTGAATTATGTTAACATTTAATCATACTGTAATGCAATACCTTTTACATTAAATACTTTAGAACCACTTGATTGGTTAGCCCATAAAATTTGATATTTTAATTGATTACCAGCAGTCACACTTACATTATGTGCTTTTGCTACTTTAAAAGTTGAATTATAATTACCTGCAGCTGCCAATGTTACAGTTGTATAATTTGAGCCATTGTCAGCTGACACTTTTAATATTAAATCTGTGTTTAATGTGTTTGTTCCATCTACATCTTGATACAATAATATAGGGTCTATAGTTGATACATTACCACCATCACTTGTGGCAATAGCTGATGTGGTTAATAAATTACCACTTGAATTCGCAGTAACGGTAGATAATGTTGTCCATTTAAAACTAAAATGATAAAACCATGGTCCAGTGCTTCCATCACCAGCAGTTCTTCTTAATCTAAAGTAACGATAACCTGTTGAGTTACTCCATGTTGCTTCTCTTCCACTTCCCCCATTGTTTCTCTGAGCCTCACTCATTGATAGAAAAGTAAAGGCACTTTTTAATGTTGTATAAGTAGTATTGTCATTTGACGCCTCAGCAACCAATGTACCATGGGAAGCTTCACTACTTGTTGTTGCTCTTACACCTTGCCAATCTATTCTTTTATTCGCACCAGCATCAAAGGTAATAGTTGCACCTACTGTATTACCTTGAAAATACATATTTGCTGTAGAATTTCCCGAACCATCAATTACATTATCACCAACTGTACTATTTAATATTCCTGAGGAAATTGTAGCTGTCAAAGTTACTGTGCCTCCAGTTGAAACTCTAAAATCACCATCATCAAAGTCATCTGAATCTGTACCAGTAATATCTGTTGTTGCAGTAGTATTTGTAGAATAAATTTCAGTACTTGTATTATATCCAACATTAGTTTTTGTGAAACCAGTGTCTGTTTCAAATGTGTTAATGTGATATTTTGTTAAACTGAATGCAGCTGCATTATCGGCAATAGCTGTTCTTAATGCTAGAACACCAATATCTGTTATTAAATTTTCTATTATAGTACTGAGTGAAGAAGTAATAGTTAATGTATCTGTTGATGCATTTGTAGTTAAGGTAACACCAGTACCAGCAGCAAATGTTAATGTATCTGTTGTTGCATCTGCAGCTATATTTGATTGGCCAGATACTGCAATAGTTGAAAATAGATTCTGCGAACCACCTCCACCTGATTGATTAACAAATGATAGATTACCAGAACCATCAGTTTTTAATACCTGGTCTGCACTACCATCTGATGTAGGAAAACTCAATCCGTCTAATATTATTTTACCACTTCCATTTGGAGTTATAGAAATATCACCATTAGTATTTGTTGAACTTATCACATTACCATCTATGGTTATGTTATCTACAT